CGGGCATGGCCACGTCGGCAAACTTGGAAATGGTGGACATCAGGGTGGTGCCAAGTTTCTGGACCGTCGGGATATTCTTCATGATCACCGAGGCGAATTTGCCCTTGATGGAGAGGGTGACCTTGCCGACCTCCTCCTTCATGTCGCCCCAGGCGTTTGCCATCTGTTGGATTTTGCCCTGGTCGGTTTGGGCCAGGGCGGCGTTGACACCGCCCACATTCTGCTGCAGGATTTCTGCGAGGACAGCGGCCCGCTGCTCTGCGTTGCCCATCTTCAGGGCCTGCTCCTGCGCTTCGGTGAACGTGATACCCACCCTGGATAGGGCGCTGGTCTGGCCCTGCATGACCTTGCCGATCATGTTGCCGATGGCCACGGCGTCCTCCTGGCTGGCGTTCAGGCCCTTTTGCTGGGCCAGCAGGTCCGTCATGCCGCCTGCCAGGGTGGCGATCTCCTTTTCGGACAGCTGGAAGGTGGCCAGCTGCTGCATACCGGCCAGGGTGACTTCATCCCCGATCACACCGATCTGCTGCAGTTCGCTGGCCACGCCCATCAGCTTTTCCTTGGCCTGCGCCGCTGCGCCCGCACCCCTGGCCTGGATGCTGGCCACGTTGCCCAGGACGGCCTCCAGCTTGGTCTCGGCCTCGATCTGCGCCTTGGCCAGTTCCGTGCTGCCGCTGAACAGGGCGGTCAGGCCCGCTGCCGCCGCTGCGGATACCGCGCCCACACCGATGGCTGCGGCCTTGGTCACCTGGGCAAAGCCCTTGCCGATTGCCGATAGGGCCTGCGCCCCCTTAGTGACCACTTTGACAACGGGGGTGGCCACCATTTTCCCCACCGCTTTGACCTGATTGCCCAGGGCCTTGACCTTTGCGGTGGCCAGGTCCTTGACTGCCGTGGCCACTACCACCTTTTTGCGAAGCGGCTCCATCTTTTTCTTCAGGGAGTCCATCGCCTTGGAGGCGGCGGTGGCCTCCAGCTTGGCGGTGCGCTTTTTGTCCCAGGTGGCCTGCAGTTCCTTTTTGGTCTTTTCTACATCCTGGCGAAAGGCCGACTGCTCCTGCCTGATGCTGTGGAGAACGACTGTCATGTTGTCCTTAATGGAAATTGCGCCTTTGACCACGCCCATCAGCCGTTCACCTCCTCACCAAACATCCGCGCCCGCTCCTCCAGGGCGGTCTGCATAGAGGCTGAATAAAAGAGCCCAGGCTCCAAGACCACGCACAAAAAACACCCCGGCTCCCCGACCCTTTTTCTGTAGTAATGAAGTGATTGATCACAAGTTCCCGCTTCAAAAATCGCTCCGCATCCCAGCCCTTCTGTATGTAGTAGTGAAGCAGATACGCCTCACCATCCTGGGCAATCAGTTTTTTAGCTGGTCCACCACCGTGACCTTGGTGCTGTTCAAGACACCGCTCAGTTCCATGACCTGCATGGCGATCTCCTGAACCTCGCCAATGTCGAAAATCCCCACCACGTCCAGCGGCTCCAGCAAGGTGCGTTGGTCGGCGGGGAGGCTGGACTCGGACTCCATGATCTCCTTGGCCACGTCCTTCAGGCTGGGCTCTACGGCGGCCAGATAGATGCAGTACTTGTCGCTGCGGTTGGGGTCGCCCGTGTCCTCCATGTTCATACACTCCGTGATCTCATCATAGGAGAGGTTGCGGAACCGCATATCGGTGTCCAGGCTGGGGATGTGCAGCGTCCGATACTTGGGAACCTTTTTGTCCTGGAGCCGCTGCACGGCGCGGCGGGAAAACTCCGCCAGGAAACTTTTCTTCTCGCTGTTCATGAGAATGTCCTCCTTACACGATCTTGTCCAGGTTTACCAGGTCGGAGGGCGTGAAGCCGCCGCTGACCTCCTCCTCGATGACGGCCCCCTTCTCCATGTTGACCAGGGGCAGGTCATTGAACCAGCAGTTGTCAGCGGAATACCGCTCCTGCTGGCCGCCCACGGCGTCCGGGTCGGCCAGCTTGGTGATGATCTGCATCCGCTGGTCGATGCCCTTTTTCCAGTTCTCGAACACGGCGTTATACCGGGTGTAGACCTTTTTCAGGGTGACAGACAGCTCACCCTTCAGGCCGGTCATCTTACTGTCCACGTCCAGGTCGATCTGTACGTCCTCCCGGTTGGCGGTCACCTTCAGGGACACCTTGGAGAACTCAGCGATGCGCTCACCGTCCACCCACAGTTCCCCCCAGGTGCCGGACAGGGTTTTATTGCCTTTGATTTTTCCCATATCGGCGTCCCTCCGTTACATATTGCAGACCAGGTTCAGGTCCTCCATCGCGTCCACGAACTTGACGTTGGAGGAAATGAACACCCGGCTGCCAGTGTTATACATGGCCACCGCCGTGTCATCCATGGCGCTGGTATCGATGCCCCGGCCCTCGATATAGAGCCGCTGCGCCTCCACGTCGATGGCGGCGGTGTTGTCGTGGCTCTGATCCAGCACGTCCGGCTGCAGGGATTTCTGATAGGCCCGGATGGCCGCCACAAACATCTGCTTGGCGTCGTAGTCGTTGCGCACCTTGCCCACATAGGAGTCCTCGAAGGTGTCCCGGATGTCATCCTGGTACAGGTCCACGCCCTCCATGATCTTGATCTTGGAGAACTCCTGCCCCTTATCGGTGGTGAAGCTGACCAGGCTATTGACACCGCGCCCAATCTTGAACTTCTCCCCGTCGAACACCAGGATCAATTCCCCGGCGTCGATCCGCTTGTCCGGGTCATCCGGGGTTTCGGCGGCGGTGATGTCGTTGAGCACATAGTAGGTGCTGCTCCGGGCCAGGGACAGCCCGGCCAGGATGCCGGTGATCCGGGCGCAGTACTCCGCTGTGGTGAACTGCGTCTTGGACAGAATGCTGTCGATCCTGTCGGTGGTGAAGTTGATGATGCCTTCATGGTCGCTCTTGCTGTTGGGCAGCACGGCCTTGAAGGTCTTGTGGTCCTGGTCGCGGGCCTCCTTGATGAAAGAGGCGATAGAGGGGACACCCTCCGTGGCGATACCCGGAATGGTCAGGTAGTTCCACTTCATGTTCTTCAGCACCGCCAGTGCGGGCATATAGTTGGTGTCCTCCAGGCCCATGCGGTAGACGATCACCCGGTAGGGGACTCCCTCATAGATCAGCTTCAGGTAATCATAATTGCGCTCGGACCACTTGGTGAAGTCCACCTCGGTGATGGAGTTGTAGACGGTCAGCGTTTCGCCGCCCTCGGTCTCATCGTGCAGGATGACCGCCACAATCCCGCGCTCACTGCGCTGGATAGCGGTCAGGCCCTTGGTCTTGAACGTGATCAGGATTTCGGGCAGGCCCATAATATCACAACCTTTCTTCTTAAATCGGTTTCACGCTGGTGTCCAGCGTTTCCATGTATGGCAGCGGCGGCAGCTCCTGGATGCTGTCCCGGAATGCCAGGGTAAAGGTGCAGTGCAGCACCCGGTCCACCACCTTGCAGGCCACATCCGGCACAGTGATGGCCCTGGCCTCGCCGCCGTCCTCGAAGCGGAACACGGGCCGGATCAGGTCATCCACCTCCTGGGATATGGTCAAGTAATCGGCGTTGCTCTCCGACCTGGTGTGGATGGAGGCATCCACCAGCACCCTGCGGTCCGTATGCTCGGCATCCACGGTGGCGCTGCCCGCTGGGATGATGTCCAGGAAGATATAATCCTCCAGGTCAGGCTCCGGCTCATCGTTCTGCGTCTTGGTAATCTCCTCGCAGAACACGTCATAGGCCGGATATTTTCCTTTGAAGAGACTGACCATGGCCAGCTTGATAGACTGATAAATTGTCGTGGCCACGTTATCCCCCCTTACAGGTCATGTGTGCTGATAAAATCATTCAGCCATTCCTGCAGGTAGGCGGGTAGGCGGGCGCTGACCTCCTCCAGAGAAATGGCCATCATGTGCTTTCCTTTGACAAAGCCCTTCCCGCCACGGGTGCGGTGGCCGTACTCCACCGGCTCCGCATACTCCACGTTGGTATAGACTTCGATGTAATATTCATCGCCCCGTTTCTCGATTTTGCCCACCTTCCAGCTGTCCTGGAGGCGGCCCGTCTTTTTCGGGGTGTTCTCCTTTACCCGGCCCTGCAGTTCATAGGCGATCTGGATCACCAGCGCCTTGAACTCCTCCGGGAAGTCCTGCTCGATCATCTGCGTCAGCTGCCGCTCCAGCGCGTCAAAGCCCTCGAAGCTGTAATCCGTGCCGCTCATCAGGCGGTCCCCTTGTCCACCTTTAGAGGGATGTTGTTGTGGGAGGGCTGCCGGTCTGCCAACCCGGCCAGGGCCACCGTCTGCTTGCCCAGCCGGGTCACCACCACGGTGTCCCCCGGCTGGATGTCCACCTCCGGGCGCACAAAAAGCAGATAGTCGGTATCAACCCTGGCAACGGTCTGGCTCTTGGACAGCTTGCCCCCGGAGGGGCTGGACAGGGCGCATGGGGC